AGATAAGATTACAAAAGAAATTGTTTCTGAAGCATATCCCGATATTCATTGGGGAGGTCGTTCGTGAGTCAAGTTGTTGAAAAGACACAGGAAAAGCATATGGACCATTGGACAACAGCAGAAAAAGAAACCTGCAAATCGCGCTACGGTTGTGAGATTATTCTAGAAAATGGTTCATATGATGATGTTCGCACTAAAGAAGCACCTAATGATGCTTATATTGTTAAGTACGTGGTAGATGATAACCTTTGCTATGATCTTACACGAGGTACGAGAACTCGTTTGTTTGATATGTATTGGGATAAGTTTCGTGAGAATCTAAAAAGCATTAGCTTTGGATATGGCAGATACAATCCAAAGACATGGGGTTATCAAGCACCCAAAACCAAAAAGCGTAAGTGATTCCCAGGATCGGGGGGAAATTTCCCGGCAAAATTTTGAGTTCTTAAAGTTTTTTAAAATTGTATCAGGAAATACACACATACTTGACTATATACAATGGATAGGGGTATAATAATCCCCTAACGTTCATCCTATGACTAAAGCACTTTTGCTTTTAGCATGGGTTCCACTTCTTTCTATCTCTACGCCTCAACTTGCTAAATCCAATCAAGTGACAATAAGTTGCGACGCAGCGTGGGAACTAATGGACATCGTTAAAAACGACGATGTAGTAGACCAAAGAAGAGAAGACCGATTGCTGTCAGAACTCCGAAAGGATGTTGTGAAACTTAAGTGCTAAACTGAATAGGACGGAAGTAAGCCGACTCGGAACGGATCGTTCATCTATGGAAGCACTCATTCTAACTTGTTTACAAGCACAATTGATTGCTGGAAGAGTCCACAAGCAGGACATTCCTAAACAAGCAAAAAATGAACTTATTTGGGAGATTAAACAAATCTCACCAAAAGAGTGCAAAATAGACGCAAAAGCCGACTGAAGGAACGCTCTTTAACCTCAAAAACTAAGGAGAAAACCTAATGTCTAAAGTCGTATACAGAGGTGTTGAATACGATACCGAAAAGCGTATTCAGTATCAGCAGCAAATGCAACAACAAGCCCAACAATACAACGAAACCTATCGTGGTGTTAAGTTCGTAAAGGAGGGGCACAAATGAAGAAACTTAACTTCCTACAAATCATCAAAGAACAAAAACAAAAAGAAGAGCGTCGTCATCAGGCACAACTAGCACAACTCGTTGGAGCAAAGTGATGTTCGCAGTATTACAAATTACCGCAGGTTGTGCGGTTGTAATTACTTTATTGTCGCTTTATATTCAATTTCTTTTTAAGTAATGGATTACCATTACCACTGGGACGATATGGATAAGGACAGCAGAGAACCTGCCTGTTATCAACTTACATATCGTGGGTGTAAGTATTGGTCTTGTTATCGCATACATCTTAAAGAGTGGTTTGAGCAAGTTTTAGATATAGAACCAATATTTAACAGGAGGGGTTGATCCCCTCCTTTTTTTATGTTAAAATACCTCAAGAGAATAGTATTTTATGGACAGAGACAAACTAAAACTCATTGTTCGTAATCTAGAACTCTTGGTTGATTCTCTGAAAGCAGAAGTTTATTCTGATGTTTCTGCATATAACAAGTATACGGAACCAGAAGTCAGAAAAAGACCAATTTTAGATTACGACGAAATTTTTGAGGATTCTGATTTAGATGACTAGTAGGGCACGAAAAATGATGAAACTGCTCCGTAGATTGATTAAACAAGAACACTTATATTCTGCTGAGCAATTGATTGAAATGAAATCACAGTTAAGAGTTTTAGAAGAAGAACTCACTCAACTTGAAGCAAAAACATCAAAAGGATTTGGTAAATGACAGTAAAACTTATCAGTGTGACTCCCGATGCAGAACAAACAATGGCATATATTGCTAGGGTTTCTAATCCAGCGAATCAAGATTCTGAAAACTATGCAGGTCTGCTACGTTATTGTATTAAGCACAATCATTGGTCTGTTTTTGAGCAGTCGTCTATGAGTCTTGAAATTGAAACGAATCGTGGTATCGCAGCACAAATTCTGCGCCACCGTAGTTTTACATTTCAAGAGTTTTCTCAGCGTTATGCAGATAGTTCTTTGTTGAGTGAAACGATTCCTGTACCAGACCTTCGTCGTCAGGATACCAAGAATCGTCAGAACTCGATTGATGATCTTTCTGAAGATATGAAACAGGATCTTTGGTTAAAGATTAATGATCATTTTCAGGGGTCTATGGAACTCTACAAAGAACTTTTGGATAAGGGAGTAGCAAAAGAGTGTGCAAGGTTCGTATTGCCCTTAGCGACGCCCACACGCATCTATATGACGGGATCCTGCCGTAGCTGGATTCATTATATCAATCTTCGTTCTGCTAATGGAACTCAGAAAGAACATATGGATATTGCTCTGGAATGTAAGAAAGTATTTACCAAACAATTCCCAACTGTTGCTGAAGCCCTTGAATGGGTCTAAATAAATTATCTTGAAATTATAACAATGCCAACGTACCCCGTAGTGAATACAAAAACTGGTGAACAGAAAGAAGTGGAAATGAGTATCCACGACTGGGACCAGTGGAAAAAAGATAATCCTGAATGGACCCGCGATTGGTCTGATCCCTCCACTTGTCCTTCTCCTGGAGAAGTTGGTGAGTGGAGAAATAAACTCATCAATCGCAATCCTGGATGGAATGATGTATTAGAAAAAGCCAGTAAGGCACCAGGTTCAACCGTTAAAAAACTCTAATATGGCAAGAAGAAAAAGAACAAATGATCAACCAATCGGAGTTGGTTTGACTGCAAAACAAATGAAGAGGAGAAAACCTCTCAGTGCTGAATACTTAATTGATATCGATCCTCTTACTGATAATCAAAAACGTCTATTTGAATCTTATGCTGCTGGAAAACATCTAGTTGCTTATGGATGTGCTGGAACAGGTAAGACTTTTATCTCTCTTTACAATGCCTTGCAAGACGTTCTTGATGAGTCAACTCCTTATGAAAGAATCTATCTTGTTCGTTCACTAGTCGCTACAAGAGAGATTGGTTTTCTTCCTGGATCTCATGAAGATAAGGCAGATATTTATCAGATTCCTTATAAGAATATGGTGAAGTATATGTTCCAGATGCCTTCTGATGCTGACTTTGAGATGCTTTATGGAAACTTAAAGTCTCAGGAAACGATTAAGTTCTGGAGCACTTCATTTATCAGAGGGACGACTTTAGACAACTCTATTATTATTGTAGATGAATTTTCCAATCTTAATGGGCACGAATTAGATTCAATTATTACTCGTGTAGGTGAAAATAGTAGAATTTGTTTCTGTGGTGATGCTACCCAATCTGATTTAATTAAAACAAGTGAAAGAAATGGTATTATTGATTTTATGAATATCATTAGAAAAATGCCTTCATTTGATATAATAGAATTTGGGATTAATGATATTGTCCGTTCATCTTTGGTTAAAGAATATTTGCTGGCAAAATATGAGTTGGGAATTACCCTTTGATTATATGTCTAAATAAAAGTGCTCTAACAAGGTCGCACTTTTAGAGAAGGGTAGAGAAATCTACCCTATTTTATTATAAATATTATTGCGACCTTAATTTAGAAGCAGAACTATGGAAACTTCAAAAGAGTATCATTATGTCTATTATTCCTATGAGCAGTGGGGTATGGGATATTTTGGTTCAAGAACTTGTAAATGCCTACCGGAAGAAGATGTAAAGTATTTTGGTTCTTTTTATGATAAAAACTTTAAACCAACTCAAAAGATAATCTTAAAAGGTGATTATGATACAAGAGAAGAAGCATATGTTGATGAGATTATCCTACACCAATATTATAAAGTAGTTGAAAATCCACACTTTGCTAATAGAGCATATCAAACTTCTAAAAAATTTTCTTGGAAAAGTAATAAACACTCTACACCAACTAAACAAAAAATATCTTTATCATTAAAGGGTAAAAAAAGAAGTGATATTTTTATTGAAAAATGTAAATGGCGAAAACATAGTGAAGAAACAAAAAGAAAAATGAGCGAATCTCAAAAAGGAATAAAAAATCATAATTATGGTAAAAAAGCATCTGATGATACTAGGAAAAAACTAAGTGAAGCGCATAAAGGCAAAACTGCTTGGAATAAAGGAAAATCTGTTTCTGAGGAAGTTAAAGAAAAAATAAGGCAAAAAAATAAAGGTAGAAAGCAAACCGAAGAACATAAATTGAAAAAAGCAGAAAGTCTTTCCAAACACTTTACATTGCAGTCTCCTTGTGGTAAAATAATAAGTGGAAAAAATATTTCTAAATTTTGTGCAGATAATAATTTAAATAAATCTCACATTTTTAGTGTATTATCTGGAAAAAGAAAACATCATAAAGGGTGGACAACTCCTATAAACAATGATTTTTGAACATATAGATATAAATCTTCCAAAACTTGAAAGAACTACAATAGATGGAGTTCGTTATTACTTTATACCAGACGAAGAAGAACTTATCCGACTGGTCTCCATCACTTCGGTGACCAGTCATTTTAATAAAGAAATCTTTATTAACTGGCGTAAAAAAGTTGGTGAAGAAGAAGCAGAGCGTGTCACAAAAGCGGCGACAAGTCGTGGAACGGATATGCATTCTCTTGTAGAGAATTATCTTTATAATCGAGAACTCCCCCCAGTTCAACCTCTTTCAGATTTTCTCTTTAAAATCTCAAAATCAGAACTTAATCGTATAAATAATATTTACGCCCTTGAAGGGTCCCTATATAGTAAGCAACTAGGTATTGCTGGGACGGTTGATTGTATTGCCGAATATGACGGCGAGTTAGCAATAATCGACTTTAAGACTTCTAAAAAACCTAAACCACGTGAGTGGATTGAACATTATTTTGTTCAATGTATGGCATATGGTTGTATGTTGTACGAACTGACTGGTATTTCAGTCAAAAAACTTGTAATCATTATGGCTTGTGAAAATGGAGAATGCGTCGTTTATGAAGAAAGAGACAAATCAAAATACATCAAACTTCTCACAGAATACATTAGAAAGTTTGTTAGAGATAAACTGGAATTCTATGGAACCAAATAAAGAATTAGAACAGGCAATAGAAAGTAAGTTTTTAACACCTTCAAAATTTGCTCTAGAGATTGAAAAAATAGTAGCAGAAGAAAACTTCAATTATATTGATGCAATCGTTCATTACTGCGAAATCAACTCGCTTGAAGTTGAATCTGTGACAAAACTTATTTCAAAACCTTTGAAAGAGAGATTAAAGTGGGATGCAACCCGTCTCAACTTTATGAAAAAAACTTCGAGAGCAAGATTGCCTTTATGATCGTGACACCTTTTGAAACTTATCAACATTATTTGTCACTCAAAAATCATTTTACAAATCCAAAATACGATTTCTTTAAATATGGTGCGAAGACCCGTGCCAGTATAAC